GGCATCTCCCTGATCCAAGAGTTGCGCTATGCCCACCTGCCTGTGCGTGCCTATAACCCCGGCAGGGCTGACAAGATGCAGAGGCTCCAGATCACCGCGTCCATCTTTGCGACTGGCCGTGTCTGGCTTCCTGAGTCCGATACCCACAAGGGCTATGTCAGGAGTTGGGCCGAGGGCTTCCTGTCCCAGATATGCGCCTTCCCTGATGCGGCGCATGACGACTATGTGGACAGCACCACGCAAGCGATTCGGTTACTGAAGGACATGAACTGGCTCGACATCAATCCAGAACCGCCCGATAATGACGACGACTATCTGGAGTTCACCCAACAGAAACGGGTGAACCCGTATGCGGCATAAGGAGCAACATGGCTGACCCAACCAAAGTAATCAAAGGCGGATTGAGCGCCGTGCGCAACGCAAGCCGTGCGGCAGATCAGGCGCTGGAGGCCAAGAGGCTGGCGCTGGAGGCGGCTAACCCTCCCATCAAGGCGTCGGAGGCTTACGGCCAGCATGAAGGCGCGTACATGAAGCCGATCTTCTATGACCGCATGAAGGTTGATCTGTCTAAGGGTAAGAAGGGCGGCCCCGGGTTCTCTGGCATCCAACTCGTTGACCCCAACTACGCCAATGCCAAAGCGGCGGCAGGCGTGACTGACCAGAAGATGGCAACGCGTATCCTGAACCGCAACAAGGCTGGTGTGCCCGCAGGTGCCAAGGTGATCTGGACGCCGTCAGTGGGTGGTCTCGAACAGCACAAGTCCAACTCCACCATGTTCGGTGAGTTCGCTGACATCTTTGCCAACCAGCGCAAGAATATGTCGAACGAAGAAATACAGAAGTTGAGCGACCGCGCCAGCAACGCGGTAAACAACAAGGGCGAATTGATCTTCCCTAACGGCATTGACTTGGGTTCACGCAACTTCCGCCAGAAGGTTACGACCTATGACCAACGCGGCTTGATGGCTGACATCTTTGCTGGCCGTGGTGTGGGTGGCGAGAAGGGCCGCACGGTGCCTATGGAGGACTTGCTTGAGAAGAACCTCGACCCCAATGTGGCTGGCGCTGGCACGCTCGATTTAGGCAACAGGCTGTTCAGGCTTGAGGGTAATGTCATCGACCGCCCTGACTTACACAGCGACTACCGCAAGATTCTGACTGGCGAAGACTTGAATGTGAACTACATCCCCGTGCCAATCAGGGATGTGTACAGCGACTGGGAAGCGCAGAAGAAACTGGAATTGGCCGCGCAGGGTAAGAACAGGGGCGTGACGCTGATGGACTACACGAAGAACGATCCCACGGTGCAGTTGACCGACGCCTTGTTGACCAAGATGCAAAAGGCTGGACAGAAGAAGGGCGGCGTTGTCAGGAGTGAGGAGAGTCCAGAGGACATGGCCCGCTTCCAAAAGCGGTATGCAATGCACAAGGCCATCGGTGGCCGCGTCAGCAGTAAGCCAGTGAAGATGGCGGCTGGCGGAAGCATCTTTGATAAGCCTGCCCATATGGTTGACGGTGGCAAGGTCGCCAAGGGTTTGATGGGTGCCGTAAACAAAGCCAGCAAGATGGCGGATGAGAAGATGGCCGCCATTGAAAAGGCGCGAAAGGCGGCTGATATGGCCCCGACGGCGCGGATTAACCTACCAGCCCCCGGTATCCTGATCCCTAGCAAAATGAACAATGTGCGTGAGGCCGTTCGCAACATGAAGGGCAACTACGGCGCAAGGCGTGTAGAACGAGCCGCTGACGAGATACCAAACCTTGAGAAGATGTACAAAGAGGATGCGCTCAAGGAGGCATTCACTGGCGACAATGCCAGAGGTGTGATGACTGTCAACCCTGCTGATTTTGAAAAGTACGCCGTTCAGTTGGACTTCAAAAATAATAGACCTCAGTATGCAAGTTTAGAAGACAGGATAAGGTCAGGCGAGTTGTACAAAGAAGACTTGCCAACAGATGAGTACATCAAGTTCCTGCAAACATTGCCAGAAGGGTTTGATGATGTACCGTATTTGAACCTGTTCAAGGATGAGGTAGGGTTGCCTACTAAGGCCAGTATTGTTGGGCATGAGGGCCGTCACCGCAATCGAGCATTGGCTGACAAAGGGCAGACCGCCTCACTTGTGCAAGTCAATCCTCGCGGTGACTTGCGTGAGGGTATGCCACGCAGGACTCAAGAAGAGTTCATCGAGGCATTGAAGCAAGAACTTGATTCGGCAAACCGTTTAGTGTTGCCAGAGGTTGATGGTACTTACCGTAGACCACCAGTCGAATTACCAGACATATACGCCAAAGGCGGTGCCGTCGGACAGGAATCACCCGAAGACATGGCACGCTTTCAGAAGCGGTTTGTCATGCACAAAGCCCTTGGCGGTGCAGTCAAGAAGCCCCAAAAGTTTGACGGTGGTGGCATCGCATCACCAGAGGAGAACCTCACGGTTCCTCCCGACCGCGAGACCAAGGCTGGCTTGATGGCTGAGTACCTTGCCAAAGCGGCAAAGGAGCAGGGCAAGGAAGAGTTGTCCAGCCTAAAAAAACCACGCGCCCTCACGGACTTGCTTAACCGTGGCGTGCTGGCGAACAATCCATTGAGCGCAGGCGTTGACCTTTTCAACATGGGCCTGAATGTTGTTGGCGCAGGAAGCGAGAAGCCGTTCCTTGGGTCTGAACACCTGAAGGAACTGATGAACAAGACGGGCGTCACTTCAGGAGAAGAGCGCCCCATGATGGAGACCGCATTGAGTTTTGCCAGCCCCACAGCAATCATCAAGGGCGGCATGAAAGCAACAGACGCGGCAAAGAAAGCGCCTGAGTTGATGAAAAAAGCATCAGACGCAATCAGTTCGAGTAAACTATCCCCTCTGGCAACAGAGGCGAAGACTGCATCGGCAGGGAAGCCAACAGGAGCAACATATGCTACAAAACAAGAAGGGCCATTCTTCCGAGTCAGCCCAACCACACTTGACACAAGTAAGGCAAAGAATCGCGGAATTAGAGAAGCGGATGAACTTCAAGGCCAAGCCCCTCTCGGAGGAGGAGCAGGACAGACTGGAAGCCAAGTTCCGACGCGCCTCGCAGATGAAGAGGTGGCCCGAATAATCGCTGATCCAGTCGCGAACGAGCCGCTGAACATTGCAAAGAAATACACGCAAGAGACTCAGGGCACAGACTTTGTTCTGCCCCAGATTCCTGAGAGTTCTCTTGTCAAACAATCAGCCATTGGCCGCACGCATCAACTTGCGGTAGATGGCACGCCTGAGTACAAGACTGCGGTCTTTGATGCTTACGCCCAGCAGATGCCAGAGGTGCTTGAGCAGGCTGGCGCAAAGAACTACGACGACCTGATGGAGAAGGCTTACCGCCAACTTGCAAAGGAAACCGACGCCCAGTTCCAAGCCCTTCCCTACAACTTCTCGTACCACCGCGCTGGCGAGGGCAACTACAACTCTAGCAAAGAGATGGCCGCAGATGTGCATGGCAACAAGCACCTGTATGTCTTCCAAGGCGGCGATCCCCACGACTTCCTGAACCGCGTTGACCCAGCGTCTGGCCTGAACGAGAACGAGAAGTTCCGCGCAGTGCATGACTTGCTTGGTCACGCCATCTACGGCAACCAGTTTGGCCCCAAGGGTGAAGAGACTGCATGGGCCATCCACAGCCAGATGTACAGCCCGCTGGCCCGATTGGCGATGACGGCTGAGACCCGTGGTCAGAATTCGATGGTCAATTACAGCCCACTGAACGCAAACCTGAAGGCTGAGATTGCCAAGTACGACAGTCTGGCTGACGAGGCCCGCAGAAGGGGCGACAAGGGGCTTCTGAACGAGATTAACGCGGCCAAGCGGCAAGCCTACTCTGGCTTCCAGTTTGCGCCCCAGAAGGCCGTTCTGTTGCCTCCTGAGTTCTTGAGTCCCCAGTACGCTGGCGGAATGCCCGCTTACCTCGAAGCCGCAAACCGACCCGTTAAGGGAACCGAAACCCAATCGGTTTTGACTCACTTCAGTAACGACCCCAACTTGCAGATGCTAGACCCCAAGCGGTATGGCAGTGGCATCAAGGGGGCGGAGGCCGAGCGCCTGCGCGACTATGCTGGTGGCGTGAAGGATCGCTCGTATTTCTACTTGGGGGAACCCGGCACCGTTGCCCCAGAGGCTGGCCTCGGCCCTAACCGTTACCGTGGCGAGGCGTCCAGCCTGTACGACATCACGCAAGACCCGCTGAACTTCCAAAGACTGGCCCGCGAATCCAACCGCACGCCATTCACGGCAAAATACAACCAAGGCATGACCTACCCCTTGCAAGACGCAAACGATGTTGAGCGTTTGGTCAAGGAGTATGGCTACCAAGGCATGGCAAATCCAAAGGCTACCAAGCCAATGGCTA